CCTCTTTAATTTCTGGTTGGGCCAGATCCGTACCGCGAAGGTTATGTAGGCAACAGACAACCACGTTGTCCGTTAGTGCTAGGAATGCGTGCTTTTTGCCAGCAGGTATTTTAACAATAGATGGTGCGTTAAATACACCGATACTTTTACCGTCCTGCCACGCTTCGACTGACCCGCTTGATACCAACGTGATGTGATCGTGGGTATGTATATGTTGGGACATGACAGTATTAGCTTTGGCTACGCTATACGCCCGCACCCAGATGTCGTCTACCTCGGCAAACTCGATGTAGTTGGGATCAATTCGTTGTTTCATCCAACTTTCCAGTTAGTGCCATCTGAATAAACGGGCACTTTAGTTGACCCACCACCGGTTACCGTGGAGCCAAATGTAGATACAGAAGAATCCGTAACAAACCCTCTGGCACCCACACCGGATACAACCGCACTTGATAAATTGGCTACGGTTACGGGAGTACTTGGTCGATTGACCGCGTTATCAACTTGACTAAAGTACAGACGGAGAATGTTATTAAGCTGATTGATGTACTGTGGGTCGTACTCAACCGTTGAGTTAGGTAGGCGCGGGGCTACAATATTACTCATCGTCTACCATCATTACGGATGTCAATTCGGGGAGCGCCAAGCTGCCATTGCAGTCCAAGCTGGTTTCCTTCAATCTTAAACGCCATTTGGCGTCCGCGCACGCGAGTGTAGATCTGCCCTGTGTACACTTCAATTGGATATGTAGATGTACGAGTAGATGTAGCGTAAGCATTACCTCCCACAGACAACGGTGAGTTATATCCCGAACCCGAGTTCTGCATGGGGTACAGCGTCATGGTCACTTGTGGAGACGTAGCGGTAGACCCGTCAAACTTGAGGTCCGGCAACATGCGCCACACAAAACCGAAGTTGTGCCCGTCATCAATATCAAATTCGGACGACAGAATGTAGGAATCAATTGCTACCCCAGTAACCGAATCAGTACAGTCGTTTACACCGTTCTCATGCCACACAAGATTTTTAGAGTACGTAGCTGCGATTGGGTAATCATTCAACCCACTATCAGTCCAAGCCGTGCGCCCCATCGTGCCGTAGTACCAAACATTTTCCAAATAGTTGTAGATGACGTATTTATCTACTGTAGTACTACTGCCCGAACAGTAGAACCACCAGACTTCGTTGAAGCCTTCGTTAGTGCTACAAAAAACTTGGTCAAACTGACTCTTGTTTATGCTCTCAAATACATACTGACGAAGATCACAGCTAAGCGTCTGTACACGCCCGTCATATTTATAAAACTTATCGACGCCCATCCAATACGTAATACCGGAGGCAATAACTGCGGCGTTAGGTCCTGCAATTGAAATGTTGTCGCCAAGAAGTTGTGAACTCCAAACGTATGGCGGTCCCAAATACTGCAAGGAATATACGGAACTGTCAGTAAATACAATTATTTCTTGGCGACTTTGTACGGTTGTAACAATCTTTGAGCCGTGTGATAACCGCACACTACCCGCTTGATTTGTAATGGCGGGATACCAAGTAATCAATGAATCTTGATCCGACCAACGGATCAGCATTGGGTCAAGAATTGTGCTTCCGTAGTCGTTGGTCCCAAACACCAAGATAAACCGACTAGCATCGGACACAGTAAATGTGTTTTGATATAGAGGCGCATAGCCATCAGACCCGCCTACGCTTGCAAGGGGATAGCCGCGTGCAGCAACATATTGCGTCCCAGTTTGTGTACCGGAAGTATTGATTGCAGAGCCACCGTACGTAGCAGACAGATTGCACGTAGTACCGCTAGCGTTGATGACGTAGTACACCGTACCCGGAACCAGACCTGTGGGCAGATAACCCGTTGTTGTCAGCGTTACCGCAGTGCCGTTATCTAACGAGTATCCAAGCGTCAACACCGCAGGGCTGGCTATCGTTACGGTAAAAGATGTGTTTTGATACCCGGTGTTAGCGTCCCAGTAATAGAGCGGCGACCCCCGTGGGCCGTAGAGCAGGTTCTGCCCATAGTTCATCTGGTTCCAAAGCTGCAACGGGATTGTTGATGTCCCGCCATTACCCCACGTACCTGCGCTCCAAGCTCCGGCTCCCCAACCCACAAGAGGTATTGCAAACTCGGGGCCTACGTTGGTCTGGTACGAAATATAGACCGTCCCACCGCCTGTTGTGCTGGAAGATGCCGTACCCGCAAGCGTAATACTGTACGTATTGGCCGTCAGATATGTAATTACATATTCCCCGACTGGGACGGTTACTCCACCTACTGTGGGAGCAGAACCAGAATAGTAGATTGTTATGTAACTGCCGTTCGTAGCGCCGTGACTAGTATCGGTGATTGTTACCGTCGTGTTGCCACCAGAATTGCTGGCTGTTGATGTGGCAAACGGGTTAGTCAGCGTGCTGGTCTTACGGATCGGAGTAATGTCGTAGTAAGCGCCGCCGTTCTGAATATAGAACTTCAGGTTTGTGCCAACACCCATTAAATTTTGTGCAGCAAGCGTCACCCAAGACCAGAGCGAACGGCAAAGGCCAAGGAATGTGTTGCCAGAAATTTGCAACCAGCCGCCAATCTTCTCGGGCGTGCCTTGCCGGAAACGAATTTTTTCTGACTCGTAGTAACCCCCTTCGTTGGTGTACCGCGTGTTCTCGCGGTTAACACCTGCTTTGAATAAGAGTTTTTTGAGTGGCATTATCTGCTCGCTACACCCTTATGCTTCTCAAAAGAACGCATACCACCAAAGCCAAGAAGACCAGACAAGAGCACCATCAATTGTTCAGTCTGCAAATCAAGCGGAGGTTGCAACCCTTTAGGAATTATATCCATTCCTTGCCCAACAGCCCAGCACCATTGCATCAGCGGGTACCCAAGAAATTGGTAACCCAAACCCAAAACCCCAACCCAACCCACAGCAGGACGCCAACCACTGACAAATACGCTAGATGAACCGGCTTCAATCTTATTGACTTCGATCTGCGCAAGATCGGTTTGTTGGTCGATCCTCTTCTCTTCAAGGTCCAGCTTGCGCTCTTCCAGCGCCATCTCCAAGCGTTCTTTATCCGTCGTGATGAGCGAATCCGCAACCTTGCCAACGCCTTCGATGATTGAACCGATGCCGATCAAGTCCATTATTTGAGTCCTTCAAGAGCGCGCCGAATCCAGCCCAGCAAAAATTTAGACTGCGAACGATCTTTCATGCAGATATTCACATACCGCTGAATCTTGGCTAACGCGTAAGCTGGAACAAATTTTTCCGCAGTGCAAAGATTTAACCGTTCGAGGGTTTTTGGTCCGATTGCGCCGTCTGGGGTGACTCCGACGATGAGTTGGGCAAGTTTGATTGCAACTCCAATTCCGGCGTTGACGCCAAAGTTGTAGATGGTTTCTGCAACAGCTTGGTTCGTAAGCTCGTCACCTCTGATGCGATCCCAGAAATTAGTTTTGTAAAACTCACGAACCAGCGGCGTAGCCAACCCAAACTCTTTGCGATCAATGAGGTGCCATCCTGCCCATTGGGGGTTTGGATTTCTTGCGATTCCTGCATACGTCTGTCCTCCCCGGTCGCCCGGAATGTCGGTCAATTGGTAACCACCTTCGTCCGCAATAACTTTTTCAAACGCTGGCTCAAAATTAGCCATTTTTATCCCTCATCTTGTTGATGATCTCAAACGCCGATTTCATCTTTTCCTCAAGCACCGCTACTCGCAAATCAAGTTTAGACAGCACTACGATGAGCGTAACGATACCAAGAAGCACCGGCCATGCTTTCAGAAAAAGTTCAACTATCTCCATCGCCGTGCATCCTTGTATACTCGTCTCGCAGGAAAGTTACTTTTTTGCGCCCGTCATGTCGTTTGACTCTACCCAAAGCTGGGGGGTTGTTCAAGTATTCTGCGGCTCGCAGGATCAGATCCGGGTCATCATCTAAAATACCTAGCGCCGTGTTACATCGTTTACACAAGATCCCACGAACATCATCAGAGTCGTGGCAGTGATCAACTGCAAACTTGTACTGCTTGA